CTATAGACGTGACCGAACAATTGCTTGGCCCAGGACCAACGACCGGTGCTGTCATCCATGACCGCTTGCCAGGTGTTGAGCGTCGACAGATCCGACCACGGCATGCAGATGAACTCGAACGGTTCATCGCCCAGCGCCGCCACGGCAGCCACTTGATCCGGCACACCGGCACCGCCGGTCATGGCGGTGATGGCCGAGGTCAGGCCCGCCGGGGTTTCTTCGCCGTTGCTCTTGCCCAGGCGATTGAATTGCAGGCTGATGTCGTTGCCGCTGTCACCAGTCCATTTGGCACTCAGGGTGACCACGCCTCCGACCGCCGCCGCAGTGACTGGCAGATCAGCGCTGGCATTGATTTTCAGGGCCAGGGCGGTGGCCGCTTGCGCCGCGGTGGCGCCGTTGACGATGGCTGCCCGAACGCGAACTCCGCCGACGTACAGGTTGAGCACGCCGCTTTGGGTCGCCGCACCGGTCAGAGTCAGCACGCCTTTGGCAATGCTGCCTTCGGTGCTGTGCAGCGGCAGGCACCAGATCTCGCCGATCGGGTCGGTCTTGCGCCAGGTTTCGTACATCGAGGCGAGCATCGAGCCCTGGCCGCCAATGCTTTTGGCCAGCGCCACGCTGGACACCAGCACCAGTTTGCCGGCATCGGCCGGCGCAATGTTGTCGTTGACCTGAGCGACGATCAGGCGGCGCATGGCCGACGACGCGCTATTGGCGGCCGAGTTGTCCATTTCGGCATAGAACAGCGGAACACGAATGTCCGCGGGGATGTTGCTGAATCCGATCGCCATTATTTGGCTCCCTGTGGTTTCGCCGCTTTCACGGCTTTGGTAGTGATATCGCCATCGGCCAGACGTCGACGCCACCAGGCGTTGTCCGACACTTCACGGCCCTCGAGGGGCAACAGATCGCCCGCTTCCGGGTCCGGCACGACACGGCCCGGGGCCGGCAGCACGGTGATGCGTTTGCTCATGGGGTTACGTCTCCAGAGAAAGTCAGTTCCAGGCGTCCGTCGGGGCCTGGACGTTGCAGATTGGGGTCGGCCGGGTCGATCGCATCGACCCGCACGGTGACCCCGGTAAAGGACGACAAGCCGTCCAGTTCACGCTCGTGCCAGCTCTGCGCCGGTTGCCCCGGCAAATTGCGGCCGAGCTGGAATTCGGTGAAAAAGCGCAGGCGATAGAGCACACGGCTGCTGTTGATGGAAACCAGTTCGCCGCCGTCGTAGGCAGTGGCGCTGTAGTCGCTGCCGGGCTTGAACCCCACCAGCGCCCGCCACAGTTCGGCGCGCAGGTCGTGCAGTTGATCCAGCGCTGCAACGGCGTCCGCGGTGTCGAGCACCAGGGTGACCTCGAAGCGGTCGCGGATCGGTTGCAGCATCAGGTTTTGCGCCACGCTTTTGCTCGCCACATCGGCGATGGGGACGACGTAGGCGCAAGGCGTGGCGAGCGGGGTGTTGGCTTGCAGGGTGGCGAGGTCGATGCCCGCGGCCACACGATTGGCCAGGGTCGGGCATTGCGCACGCAGCTGCGTGAGGATCGGCGTGATCTTCATGAGGGCGCTCCAGTTGTATGGAAGGTGCGGTCAGAAACCTGTGGGAGCGAGCCTGCTCGCGATGGCGGTGAGTCAGACGACATCTGTTTTGATTGTGTTGACGCCTCCGCGAGCAGGCTCGCTCCCACAGGGTTCAGCATGTTTTGGCTACGGCTTTGATCAGGTGACGGCGTCGGCACTTGGGTCAAGGCAAGTCCAGATCGAGCACCAAGGTCAGTGATCGCACTCGATACCGGCGGCATCGATGCGCTACCAACTCATCAGACGCTGATTGATCAGGGCCGCGTTGGCCCCGTAGATTTCTACCGCTGGCGTAAACCCCAGTGCCATGTAACCTCCTTAATCCCACGCCGTTACCGGTGTGGTCGCTACGGGTCTGGATTCAAGTTCCGGTCGACCAGTGACCGCGCCAGACAGGGAACGGTACGAGGACGGTGTAGGTTTGGCGTTCTACCATTTGGTTTTCTTCAGAGACGAAAAAGCCCCTTTGTTTTAGGAAGGGGCTGTAGGTGTTGATTAGCGGATAAGAAAACGCCCCGTCGGTGCGGGGCGTTTATTGGGGCAGGGTTGCGAGCCATTCCGGCGCTGATGGCCGGTGTTCACTCAGGGGCAACTCGCCGCCTACCGGCCAGATACGAAGCGTACGGCGATACGTCTGCAACTCAATGTATTGCGCCGGAGTCAGCAACGTGGGCCAACGCTCCACTTCATCACGATAACGGGCCACAACGTTATCAGTGGCCGCAAGCTGCATGTTGCGCCATGAACGTTCATACCCCTCCAGTTCGGCAGGCGTTGGCCCCGGCGGATCAATCAGCACCGGATAGCCTTCATCATTCCCGACAATCATCTTGCCGCTAGACTGTCCGTCCAATAGCTCAAGCCAATATTCACGCGAGATTTCAACCACATCGCTTGGCATCGTTGTATGAATGGAGGGATCGTAAAAACCGCCTGTGGATTTTGAATAAAACATAGGTTCTTCCTTATTTAATAGCCAACGACTCTATAGGCGTTGATCAGTGGATAAGAAAACGCCCCGTCGGTGCGGGGCGTTTATTGGGGCAGGGTTGCGAGCCATTCCGGCGCGGACGGCCGATGTTGAAGCAAGGGAAACTCGCCAGATTCTGGCCAGTTGCGCAGTAAGCGGCGATACGCTTGCAACTCGGTATATTGGGTTTGGGTCAACATTGTTGGCGACCCCCTCCTGTGCCGCCGTTTTATTGTTGATCCGGACGCGGCGGGACGTCACAGACGCCGATGCGCTTTGCGGCCCAACGTTCGTAAAGTCCGATGGCCACGTCCGCCCCGGCCATCGCCGTCAGGCAGCCAAAGGCGCCGGCGGCCCAGATCGACAGGCCCGCGGCGTACAACAGCATGATCGCCGAGACGCCGCAGATCATGCAGGCCCCGGACCGCAAGGCCAGGCGCCGCAGCAGTGACCAGCCACGGGCGCCCTCCTTGTCGGCGCGCCACATTTCGCCGGACACCCCACCCGCTACCGCGAGGAGGATGACGAGCCAGATCGGCATGTCCAGCAACGCTTGTTGCTCGTTTGTCATGTCCCGCCTCCTTGGGATCAATGAGATGGGCCTCTCGAAAATGAGCCGCCTGGTTTTGATCGATGAAGAACTACAGCTTTTCAACGATCACGTTGTCGATGAAAGCGAAGTTGACGTACGGGTTCTGCTCATTGGAAAAGGCCAGAGTGGTTTGGGCCGTGGTCGCTGTGAAGTCATAAGTCACAGTGTTCCACTCGACAACGCTACCCTTGACCGTTGGCGTGTTGAAGGTAACGGTCTGACCGGCGACCTTCACTTGCACGACACCATCACCGGATCGGCTGGCGTACACCGAATTGCCCAGACTGAAGGTCAATCGATACTTGGCCCCTACTACGGTGGCGAAGTTCTGCTGAATGCCGCCGCCGTTGCCGTAAACATTGTTAGCCAAATCGACAATCACCGCGCCTTCCGCTGCGGCGGAGCCAGGAATCGAGGCGCGCACGTTGAAGTATTCGGCGCCCGACAAAAAGGTCGTCCAGCCGGTGATGAAGTTGGCTTTCGCCGTCGTGTCCAGAATGCAACTGTCGCTGCAACCCGGTTGTTCAAAGCTGCCGTTGACCAGGAGGTTCGCGGCAGTAGCGCTGCCTGCTGCGCCGGACAGGGCCATGGCCAGCATCAGCGGGCCAATGATTTTGTTGAATACGTTCATGTTTTACCTATTGAGTCGAATGAATGGATTACGCAGCGGTTTGCTGCGATGACGGTCCCGGATGAGGGTTGATACGCCTGATGTAGACAGGCATTCCAAAAAGCCCGGTCGCCCAGGCTTTTCAGTAATGCGCTTGCGTGATCTTTCGGCGCTACTGGCACGGTACGGATCGATTCAAATTGTTTTTCCGACCGCGGTCCCTGCCCGCCGGATAACTGCTTCTGGTGCTTTACGCTGCACACCCGGGTCAGTTGCCAACCCTCTGAACCGTTGAGGCCGGTTCATCGCTGCCTTTGTGGTGGAACTAAAGAGCTTCGTTTCGAGCCGCTTTGTTGAGCGGCTTGAGACAAAGAATATGCATGAATGCATATACAGTCAATGCATAAATGCATTTATTTATGCATTGAAAATGCACAGACGCATGAAAGCCCCACAGACAAAGGCGTTGGCGGTTTTCGGCAGGCGAAAAAAAACCCGTCGGGCGACGGGTTTTATCTGACAGCGGTGAGGTTAGCGGGCGTACATGCCCCACCAGAAGACGTGACCAAGGATGACGATTTGCTCTTCCTGGATTTCCTGGAAGCTGTAGTCCTCGTCCGGATGCTCATCGCGATTGAAGCTGCGCAGGCGAATCCCGGTCGGCAGGCGATAAAGCTGTTTCACCCGTAACTGGCCGTTGTGGTTGATGGCGTACAGGTCGCCGTCGATGATGTCGCCAATCCCGCATTTACCGGCATTCACCCCCACCGTGGCACCGTCGCGCAGTACCGGCAACATGCTGTTGCCACGCACGGTCACGCATTTGGCCTGGTCGAACTGCACACCGTTGTGGCGCAAGCTGCGCTTGCCGAAGCGCAG